ATTCCACTACGAGTGCGTGTGTTCTTGTGCATGCGTAGTCCGCCAAGCATGATCAATTCACCGTCGGATAGTGTTACCGAACTGGTGACCTCACGCGTGTTGAGCGTCGGCGAGCTATTGACGCCCGTTGTCGTTTTAACGAAGTCGGAAATCTGCTGCATCACTGTTACCTCGATGGCACTCTCCTTGACCGTCGGCGTAACCTCAAAAATCACGCCGGCGGACTGATATTCTACCGATTGAACAGCCTGACCCGCGCCCTGCGGATACGAAACCGCACTGAGCACAGGCACCTTTTGCCCCACCACAAGCCGGCCGGGCTTGCCAGACGTAAGTCTCAGGTTCGGACTGTTGAGCACATTGAAGCGCGAGTCTTCTGACAAAGCGGAGAGCACCGCGTCAATAGTGTTGTTCGAAAACTTCACTGCGTTCGTTAGCAATCCGGCCGGGCCCAACGTCATTGACAGCTTGCCGCCTAACAAATTGAGCGCTAGCTGAAACGCTGAGCCTTGATCCTTCGTGGTGGCTACCTCGTAGGCGACAGCACGCACGGCGACCTCACCAACTGGCACGTCGAGTTGAGGCAGCAGCTTGCGTAGCATTGCAGCGTCTCTGTCGGAACCGGCGAAAACCAGTGCATCGGTGTTCTGATCGATTAACGCTGCCGCTGAGCTGGCAGGAGGGTTCATAGCGCTGCCGACCTTCAGTGAATCTGGAGCAGCCACGTTACGATTCTGGGTTAAGCCACGAGGGAACAGTGGTCTCAGCATCGTATTGAGATAGCTAACGCTTCGGTACTTTGGCCGATACACCACTACATCCCGATCTTCCTCCGCTTGGCGGTCGTCCGGCTTGGGCTTCATTGACACGAAGTCAACGCCATCACGCGTTTGCATCTGCATGCCAAGCGAATCGAGAAAGTGTGCAAGAAAGGGTCTCATATTCCCGTTGCTCGCGTCATAGCGGAATGACACTAGGCGCTGATCTGTGAGCACGTCTGGTGCTAGCACAAACGAAGTCTTCAGGGCCTCGCCATAGATCACCTGCAGCACTTGGGACACTTGCGCGAACTGAAAATTGAAGCTCGCCGGAGTCGTGACGTCAGGCGACACATGACTCAGCACCGCGCCTGGAGGCAAGGCCCTAGACGGTCCGGCGTGCGCAGTCGCGACCGTGAGCGCAATTACCGTGAATAGGCGTCTCATCTGTTCAAATCCAACGAGGGACCATTAGAACCAGCGCCCGGCTTTGCACCGGACCACACTGTAACGCGCTGACGATCGATCTCGCCAATGGCGGCGATTCCCACGTGCTGAAACATCGATGGGGACTCGACCCGTAGCCGCCCCTGCCCGTCCGCCAGCAAAACATAGCGTTCGCCATTGGCTTCATACGAACCTGCGATGCGCCACTGTGAGCTGTAGTCGCTTGCTGTCGAGGACGGAGCATTTGCGCTCACCTTGACATTCCCCGGTGCGGGAACGGCCGAGGCTTCGGGAGCAGACTGCACCACCGCCGATGTCTTGGTCTGCGTTTTCTCTGGATCCGAATGGCGTGTGAAGAATCGATACGTGAAATAGCCACCTGTGCCCCAGAAAAAGATCACCAGTACAACAATCCCGATGACTTTGGGGTCGCGCAGCACATTCTGCCGTTTGTCCACGCGGACTTCTTTGGCGTTGTCGCCGTCGTAGCTCTTATAGAGAGGGAATATGTCCTTCTTGTACTTCTTAACGAACGTGCTTACGCGAGTGGCTTTGTTCTGTTTCCAGCTCTCATACATCTCGACTCGATACGCTGTTGGCTGGCCGAGCGACTTCAGCTTATGCATGCGGAAACTTAGCTCGACGACCGCTTTGAGGGACCGATGCAGGCCACTGATATCCTGCGACATCATCACGACGTCGCAAGTTACTCCAGTCTCTGCATGGACATAGTGCCGATGCATGCGAAAGAACTGCATATGCTCGGAAGGCAGCTTGCCCTTGTCTTGGTCCCAGAAGCGCCATGCTTCGTCGATCGCCACCAAATCTCCGCCCTTCACAATCGAATCGATATCCGGCTGCTTTTCGTCAGGAAAGAATCCTGGCTTCAGCACTTGCTCGTCCGTGACGTGCACGATGGTGCCAAGTCGGTCAGGGTTCAGGCCTTGCCGCTTGTGCAGTAGGTACTCGTGGATCCTTTCTTCGTTGATACCAGCGACGTTCGTAACCACGCGGCGCCCCGAGGCAACAGCATCGCAGACGGGACCGCTGACTACCTCGTAGGACTTGCCGGACCCCATGACGCCGCCGTAGAACGTGATCGACATGGCTTACCCGATTACCGGTAGCCGGCGGATGATGAATCGCGAAACCAACGCCGAGATGATGATTGGTAGCCCCTGTGACACCGCGAACAGGTCAAGGAAATACCACGTTGTTGGCGATATCCCGGACAGCGATGCATTGAGGCTTGCTGCCGTCGGCAATATCCCGACCTGCTGCAGCACCGTCACAAACTCCGTTGTGATAAACCACAAGCCGAAGAAAACTACGAACTTGACAATCACGGAGCGGAACACGAAGCTCAGCAACGTGTTGACCCCGGCAAGAATGAATGCCCACATGGTTCACCTCACGCCATAAGGATGATCATGATGGCTGCCAGAGCCCAGCAGGCCATCATCACTTGGTAAAGCGTTTGACGTGTGCTCTCAGCCAGTTGGCAATGAGAGTCGAATGTCAGATGCCACGAGAACACATCGACCGAAGGGCGGGGGCATTCGCCCGTGTGTTGAGGCGTCGCAAATGCCTTGAGATCTGGCATCAGGTTAAGTAGTGGGTCGAGGATCGCTCGCCCAGTTGGGATCGTCTCAAGTGTTGGCGTGTCGACGGATGGCGCAGTTCCCAAATCTACTTGCACCTTGTTCAAGACATTCACATTCGGAGTGTTGATCACGTTGACGTTTGTGCTCGCCCCCGTGCCCGGATCCGGATTGGTGCCAGTCCCTGTGTTTGGCGTCGCCGTCGTGCTGATGGTTACGGTTTGAGTTCCCGGATTGCTCGCCGGCGTTACCAGATCCCCAATAGTTGGCGCTGCAGTAGGATTTGCATCGATCCACGGTTGGACATCTAATGCCGTCACTGGTTGAGTCATCGCGTACGGCAGGCCTGAATAGCCTGGCTGGCTAGCCGCCTGACGCCATTGAGCGTCCACGATCCGGGCCAGCGAATCAGCGGACAACTTCGCGCTGGTGAGGCTGGCCGGCATCGCCGGATAGGCGGTGTTGAGATCTGGGTAGTATTGCGGCCCGATGTTGCCGAACACCGAACCGACATTGTTGAACGTGTTAATGCGGGAATAGCTCGGCAGACCTTGCTGATCACCGCCTGATCGTGACTCGAAGACGTTGACGGTGATGGTGTTCCCGCCTGTGCTGTTTTGGTTGAGCTGCGCGCCTGAGAAAGACCACGTGAAGATGACGCCGGCAGGGTAAGTCAATGTCGGCTTCGTCAAGAACGTGTACCACTGACCGAACTGGTTCAGATCCGTCGTGACAAGCACTGTCTTGCTTTGATTGTCCGCCGAGTACCGGTAGCTTGGTACATTCGGCACCAGTGGTAGCGCGTAGCACGCCTCGTTTGAGAAGCAGTTCGAGGGATCCCTGTAGATTGGAGCGCCCTGTTGAACCGCCTGTGCCCACAGCGGCGTCGGATCCATCAGCGTGGGCGGCATGTAAGCTGGGGCCTGCTCGCCAGGCACATCCACTTTAAGTTTGTTTCCCGTCGCAGTGCTAGCCACCGATATCTGCGCAGGCCTGCTGTTAATCATAGCTGTGACCCCTATGCCCAGAGCAACCACCCCAAGTCCTGCCGCTATGCCCATCCACACGGGCGCACCTGCTATTGCCATACCTACTCCCACCGCCGTACTGGCGACATTTAGCGAGGTGCTCACAGAACTCATGCCCGTCAGCGTCCCAGCAATTCTTGCGTCGTTTGCGGCGAAGCCACGAGCAGCCGCCACCCGAGTTATCACGCCGGCTACTGCCCGATTCATAACGAAGTTCGCCACCGGCAGCGCCTGCGCTTGCGCCTGCTCCTCGCAAACCATCGCCATCAAACAGATCGCCATAACCGATTTGCGGAAACGACGCATCACGTCCCCCTAAGCCCGGATACCACCGCCCAACCACTGGCGATACCCCAAGCGAAAATGACCAAATGCCAAAGCTCGTTCGTCATTTCAGATTCCTTCAGCACGCATCAAAAAAAAGGCGCGCCACGTCTGACGCGCCCCGGTTCCGCAAGACCGGCTTAGCGACCGCGGATCATGCCGAGCACGATACGCACGCCCTTGATCGACGAGTACAGTGCCGCCAGCAGGCCGCCGATGGCGAACACGCCAACCAACACCTCTGCGAACGACACTTGCGACGTCAGATCCGTCATCGACGGATCGGCGGCGTGAGCGGCTGATGCGCCGACAGCACCGACTGCGAGAGCAGCACGGGTTGCAAGGGACTTCAGATTCTTCAACTTGACTTTCATCGATTTCTTCCTCTTCACGTTGCGGGCCATTGGCCCATCTCTTGCGGCCTAGCCCTGACGAATCAGACCTAACACCGCACCTACCTTGGCACTCACGAGATACAGACCTACGATCATCGTGAATGCCACGGACCAGAGCACGCCTGCGTACTCGTAATCGAACGGCCTAGCCGCTGACTCCAATAGCGACTGCGCCGAAGGGTCGAGAACATAGACCTGCATTGATCGAAGTACAAAGGTTTGGCCGCCAGTGGTTGGGCATGCGAGTTCGTCGATCGATTGCGCGCGGCTCGCGACATCCGACGGTGTGCACACGAGCACGTTTTGAACTGACCCAATCACACCGTCACCCACAGAGAGGTAAGGCCTACGACCGGAACCACGTCAAATGCCTCATCGCAGTGATACCGGCCAGTTTCCACGGCGTCCTCTTGTGTTTCGAATGCGCCCGCGTCCCTGAGGCGATGAGTAAAGCCAACGTCTCCCGAGTAAGGGCAAAGGAACATGCCTGATTCGACCTCTTGGACTACGAACACAATCGCGTGCATGCTTAGCCCTTGGCCGGTACCAAGCTATGCACGACCGTCTTGGACGACTTGCCGTTGCTCACGATTTCCATATCCGCCTTCGCGGTGAAAGGGAAGGGAAGCTTCTCGTACTTGGCGAATTCGTCCGAGGTGCCAATGGTGTATTCACCAGCGGCCATACCTTTCGCCGTACCCTTCGTCGAATCCAAGGGCGTCACGATGTATGCCTTCGTGCTGTCGTAGGTCTGTCCGTTGTCCATCGCGCCCTTCGACGACTTCATGCCCAAAACTTGCACTTCAGTGGTAAATCGCATGTTGATCTCCGTGATGCGGCAATACGACCGAATCCAGCGCGCCGCTCCATTCGCTGGGATCGAGTTGAAATTCGTTGAACGGGGTGTTTCGCTTTCGTCGGTGGATCGGAACGTCGGCGAGTTCATGGTCTGGGACCTTCAATCGCTCGGGCCAACGTCCCTGCTTATCGCGGACCATTGCAACGAAGGCCTCGGCACCGTAGAGATCGGCTAACACTCCAACGTATCGGCCGACCTGACGCGAGACCATCTTCACAGAAGCGTCTACAGACAATTCCGATGTCTTGCGCTTTATGTCCAGGCGCTGAGGTGTGGCCAGGAGCGCGAGATGTGCGAAAGCCTTTGGGTATGCGCCCATGAAGTAGGCGCTGGGGTCGAGCAGAATTTCGAACGGGATCAGCATTGCTTTGTTCGACAACTCCACTTCCAAACGTACCCAGTCAGAGTCAGGATCGCCTTTCTCTTTGCCTTTCTCGTAGCCTCGAAATATCTTGCCGGCCATCCGAGTGCCGACGTATAGCGTCCGCCCCTTGCCATTGGGAAATTTCCAGTTGCCGGCGTGGTGGCACTGCGGAATCGTGTAAGCGTTAGTAAAGAACCCATCCGTATGCATTGCATCAAGCTGATCGACCGTGACTTCTCCGGCGAAGCAGTCGTGAGCAACGTCGCACCGCGTGATAACTGGACGCTTCGCTTCAGTCGTCAAGAACGCATGCAATCGTGCTTCCCAGCCCGGCTTAGCAGCCAACGTCCCCTTCCCGGACAACGCTACGAGAATGGTCTGTCTCTGACGCTGACCACCGAAGCCAGCGTACCCGGCGTTTTCGCCCAGTTCCCACGTCTCACTGTAAAAATCTCGGCGCTGGTTTAGGTTCTGAGTCAAACCGAATCCGAAGATCTCTTCGAGTTTTGCGCTGCATGCTCGGACGAAAGCCTCGTCATCGACGCCATCGACTTTGTGTCGGAAAGTCTCTTCGCCGATAACGAACCTGAGGCCGTCGATCACCGCGACTTGTCCGTTTGATGGAACGCGGACCGCTACGTATTTGATCTCCCCGTCGTCAGCCATCACGAGACGGACATCGGCTTCGTCAGCAATGGCTGTTGCTTCCAGTTCCCCCCTATTAGTAGCGGGGGAAGTACCAGCGGCGGACATGTTGGGGTCTACCTGAGTCGCGACGCGACGCGCGTCCTCGCAATGCTGCGGGCGCGCGAGCGCGTCTTGCCTTCGTTCGCCGTCGAGCATCCCCGATTGACGCGATTCGCGATCGAAAGAGTCCATCACTTGAACTCCTTTTCCAATGCGCGTTGGTTCACCAGCGCCACGTTGATGAGAACCCGCTTGCCAACGCGAACGATGGGCCAATAGCCCTTATCGCATTGGGCAATAACTACGCTGGACGGAAGCCCGATGAGTGATGCAAAGGTCTCTCTCGTCATAAGCGGAACGAACAGTGGGCTTGTCATCGATGATTCCATGTCTTAGCTATGATCAATGATCAGAGTTGAGATATGGTATCTCTTGGGGTGACTTTGTCAAGCAAATAAATCAGAGTTATGATCGGGTGTCAGAATTTTGAGGAGAGAGGCATGGACGATCAGTCGCGCCACGACACAATTTCGGAGCGCATGCGCGCCATACTTCATGCGGAAACGCAGGGATCGCGCCGCTTCAAGTTGCTTGCTGAGAAAACGGGAATCTCGTCAACGAGCTGGACGAGTTGGTTTCATGGCCGCCAGCGCGCGACGGAAGAGATGGTTCAGTCTGTGGCCAGGATCTGGCCTCAGTACGCTTTCTGGCTCGCCACTGGCATCGATGATTCGTTGCACGGGCATACGTTGCCGGCGGCAGAAGTGCGATGGCCCAACGATCGGCCGTCCAAATCCCCGCGTGCAACGTCTTATTTCGTGAGCAAGCTAGGGCGACTAGCCCAGCCGGAGCCCGATAACTGGGAGGATCATCGCTTGGCGCAAGACGAGGACTTCATCGGGAGGTATGCGCGCAACCTAGAGCATCAGAAACTCATCGAGGCCCTAAGAGATGAATGGGAGGACAGGCTTGGGGAGGTGGAAAAGCGATGGTGGTTGAATCTTGATGGTCCCATTCCGGAGTACACGCCATTGAGCGAGAAGCCGGATATAAATCCGCTGCAATCCGCCGATGATGGAAAGGGAGCGGGCGAATGACAATCAAGAAAGGGCCGGGTGGTTGGCTGGTCGATGTGCAGCCCGGCGGGCGAGGTGGAAAGCGCTATCGGAAAACGTTCGATACGCAAGCAGAAGCCAAGGCCTATGAGACCTGGCTGCGATCTAAGGTCAATGCGAGCGCAGAGTGGAAGCCCGAAGCGAGAGACCTGCGGCGCCTGTCAGAACTTGTGGAGTTCTGGAATATCCACCACGGCGTCGGCCTGCGTGCGGGTAACGACACCTATAGACGCCTGAAAGCAATGGTGCTGTCTATGGGTGATCCGGTTGCCGATCGCTTCAATGCAGAGCAGTTCGCCTCCTATCGCGCAGCTCGGATCGCTGCGGGAGTCACTGCGAATGCCGTCAACCGCGAGCATGCTTATCTGCGCGCGATGTTCAACGAACTATCTCGTCTGGGTCACTGGCTGCGCGACAACCCACTAGGAAAGCTGCGTGCGTTCAAGACGGTTGAACGCGAACTTTCATATCTATCGTCCGCAGAGATCGCTCGTCTGCTTAATGCGTTAGACGGCGCCCGAAACAAGCACGTGTCACTTATTGCGCGGATATGCCTCTCGACGGGCGCTCGATGGAGCGAAGCCGAGGAGCTTTGCATCGGCCAAGTGCGCAACGGTATGGTTCAGTTCGCGAGGACAAAATCGGGCAAGACCCGAGCAATCCCAATTGCAGCAACTCTCGAATCAGATTTGATCAAACA